CATCCTCGGATCAAACCCGTCCATTCCGATCTCCTACTTCCCTCTAACTGCCTGTGATTGATCTCCTCCCATGAACATCACGTCCACGGGATCTGATATCCACCAGCGCCATCTACGTCCTTGCGGTCCCGAGAGACCCGTGTTGAGCACCGTCACGCGCCGTGTTGCTCTCTGCTGTCGTCCGAGATTGCGGATCAGTGGCTTCGACCACGTGACCCCGCCATCATCCGACCATGAGATATTGACCACCGGATCTGTCTGGATCGGGTCCTGACCTGTCGCGATGCCAACACCGGTTACGAAGTCGAAATCCGCTCTCGAGACTTGGATGCGGTTCGGGAAGTTCTTCACCTCGAGAGATTCCGCCAGAACCGTCAGCGGCTGACCGGCTTCGTCCAGAGCATCGCCCGAGATCTCAAGAAGATCACCAGATAGCATGTCCCCGCAAAGCCACTTGGACACGTTCGGGAATGCGCCACGGATCGGGAACGACTGCGTGATCCTTGAGCGCTTCTGAAGATAGCTGTTCCGCTCGTGCCATTTCTGGGTGTTGAAATCGAACACCGCAGTCCAGTCTGGGCATGAGAGCTGCCAGAATTTGTGGCCTTCCGACGTGTAAACACAGGTCTCGAACACGTTCGGATCCTGCTGCGCTGCAATCAGCCGATCCAGCCAAGGTGGAGAGACCTTCGTCGCCTCCCATCCATCCAATCGCCTGACCGTGCTGTCGTCAGCCACCCACATCAGGTATTCGGCGAACTCGTCCGATGCTGCTCCTCCCGAAATCGCATGCGGATTGAGAAGCCCTGCCGGGATCGTATGCGCATACGAGAACGGAAAGCCTTCCGGGTTTCCTGAGTTCGACCAGACCTCAATCGTTCGAGCACCACAGAGTAGCATGGACGAACGGAAGGGGACCGGCCGCAGGAGTCCGTCAGGATGCTGCTCCGCTGTTGCAAGGTCGTTGGAGTTGATAGCGGTTGTATTGATCCCCGAGGTCCGGCACTTGCCGTCGCCATAGGTGAAGAAGAAATACCCTGCCAGAAACCCCACAGCGTTAGGCGATCCAACATCAGGATCGGGATACGAGCTCACCGCTCCCGACGTGATGACGAACGGCCCATCCGTCCCGACCACCACGACATCAGGAACAGAATTGTTATTCCTCGCGAAGAACAGCTTGTCCGTCCCCGACATCGCCCCGTGGTCACTCACCAGATAGGTGATGCCGTCGCTCACGGCGCCCTGCTCTATGGCAACGATGGTATCGGTAAAGCCTGCGTAGATGACGCCTGGCATGACGATGGCGCCACGGAATACGGTTTCCTCTGTCTCGAGGAACGGCAGTAGACCAGGGGCACGGCGCCAGATCGGACCTAGATCCTCACCGCGCGGCTCGGCATAGGCGTTGACGATGCGGCCTGCGCTCTCCTGGGGGCGTTCACCAGGAGAGGTGGAGAGTGGCCAGCGAATAGCGACCATCAGAAGTACGAGGTCCGGAGCACAGAGTAGGTCGGACCTTGAGCGCTCTTGATGCGCAGCTTGTTCTCTGCCGCCGCTGCGATAGCAGGCAATGCCGGATCGCTTGCGAGGCCGAAGCCTTCACGGCAGTTGTTGGCGAGGCACTTCGCAAGGTCGTCGAATATGCCGTCCTCAATCTCGGAAACGTCAGCCACATAGTACACGTCTCTGTCCAGCAGATCGGCAATCGTGGTGTCCACGTAGCCGTCAACGCGTGCCACATCTTCTGTCGCCGGGGCCTGACCCGATGCTAAGACTCCGAGCACATCGAGTGCTCTGTCCACGAGATCGCGTCTTGTCTTGCTCATGCGGCCTTCGTCTCCATGGCATTCGCGCTCTCAATCCATTCTTTCGTCGGCCGTCCAAGGAGATCTTCCGTGAAGCCACCGGAGACCGACCGAACGTCCCTGATCATTTCTTTCTTCTGCCGCAGCCAGGCGCGCTGATAATGCGCCACCTCTTTCGATGACCACGGCACGTCGTCGAAGAAGTGCGGCGTCGAAGTCAAAGGCACCCCAGCGACCACAATCCGCTCTGCACCCATTTCACGTGCAACAGCGACGGCCACCGCAGACGATCCACCGCCCGGGTTGACGACGGTCTGATACGGATAACCCTTCGACTTGTGCTCGACCGTCCAGATGCGTCCTGCCGGGCCATGACCATTGGAAGCACGGCGCTCTATCCACCCCGGCATCTTTTCCGAATGCGACGAGACCCAGTGATCTAAGCGTCCCGGCCATTCCGCGCCGAAGTCATTCACCGCCAGCACAATGTCCGGTGTGAACATCTTGAGTGCGGTCTGCACGTCCTCGCGGACACGCTCTCCGCCTCCCATGATCAGAGCGGTATGCCCTTTGCGGCCTCTGTCTGTGGCTTCCTCAACCAGGCTTTCGCGAACGCATTTGACGTGATCGAATGCCAATCCTGATGCGATCTCATCCGGCGTCCATTGCCGCCATGCCATCCTGCGGCACCACTCCTCGCGATCCGGTGTCACCAGTGGCAAATCAATGCCATGTGTGGCAACCGGCCAGGCCATCGATCCTTCATCGCATGCGATCACTGGCAACCCTGCCAAGGCAGCCTCAACGCCAGTGTTGCTGTTGTAGGTCACGACACAGGAAGCGCCGGCTAGAGCTTCTTCAAGCGTTCCGTGAAGGCGGTGTTGCAACAGCGCTCGTCCGTCGATCTTGCGCCGGATGGACTCGGGATGCGGACGAAACTTCACCTTGTAGCCGTTGCGGTGAAGTGCAGCGGCGGCTTCCAGATACCAATGATCGATCACGACATCGGCCAGGGCGGCGTCGCCACGGACTTGCCCAATCAGAAGGGCATATCCATCACGGCTTTGCTTCCACGGCTTGAGCAGGTGACCGTGATGTTCTTCGAACCTTTGTCCGTTGTCGCCAGGAACGTTCCACGTGGCACGTCCATTCAGGCCGTTCCATCCGAGAGAGGTCCAGTAGAACCTATCCCCGATGTAGCCACGTTCCATGACGAGGACATTGTGACCGGCTTCCCTAAGCCTACGTCCTTCCCGCCAGCCCCAGCAGACAATGAACGGACTTCCATCAGGGGGCACCGAGCCCTTGGGAACAATGACCGGATCGTATCCGTGACGTTTCAAGCCATCAGACATCGCAACGGCGTGCTCGTTCAGTGCTCCGTTTCGATTGGAGATGACATAGATCACGCCCGCCAAAGGACACCGATCCCCATGGGCGACGACGGACCTACCAATTCCTTATGCTGGTATCGACGCTTGAGCGCATCCCACACCCACGGCACATCCACCTTGCGACCGCTACGGCCGTCATGCGCCTTACGAGCGACAATGTCGTGGAAGGCGACGATCTTCGACATCGGGCCGTAGTTGATCCAGTCCGATACCGCCCCTTCAATGGTGTGATCGCCATCAATCAGGCAGGCATCGAACGGTCCAAGCCGCAACACGTTCGCGATCACCAAGGGTGACCGACTGTCGCCCCAAATGACTTCAGTTTCCCGGCCGGCCTTGCATAGGTCAGACGCTACTCGGTCGAGATAGTCGCGACTTCCAGGCTTACCCCACAGAGCGTCAGCCAACTCAACCGAGACGATGCGAGAGCCTTCCGGAAGCGCCATGCCGATCTTGTGCAGAGAGTCACCGTAGCGCGATCCGATCTCGAGATAGGACTTAACGTTCTCGGATTTAAGGATCTCGATGAAGGCGCCGAGTTCTTCTTCGTGCTGGCAGCCCTTCTTTCCTGAAAACGTCTCGGCGAGATGCAGATTCATCAGGACCTCACTGCATCCACGATCAAGGTGCGTCCGACGAGATCGGGAACAACGGGACCGGTTTTACCTTCCTGACCGAACCACGCTTTCACCGCCCAGCCGCATTCATCGAGCCGCTTGAACAGTTGCTCTCTTGTGTAGTGCCGGCAGTGGAACGGGTGCTTTTTCCTGTTGAACGGAAACATGTCCTCGTTGGGGACGCTGACGATCAGTCTCGGAGCCGCGAGACGGGCAGCCTTGAGAAACACTTTCGGGCGCCTCAGATGCTCCACCGTCTCGAAGCTCACAACGGCATCCGCTTTTGGCAGAACCGGAGCCTCTAGTAGGTTCATCTGCACCCAGGTAATCGACGGTCTGTCCCAGTGCTTCTTGCCGTAGGCCAGAGCTACCTCCGACACGTCGATTGCAGTCACATCGCATCCACGGTCGGCCAAAATGCTAGATCCGTACCCACACCCACAGGCCGCGTCGATGACATGGCCTTGATCGCCTAGAAGTTCAGAGACCCAGAGATAGCGGGCGAGATGGTCTTGCCGAAATCCGTCGAGGCTATCGTGAAACTGGCGTTCGGTGGCGGCCATGTGACCTCAAATGGCAGAAAGGGGCGAGCACAAGGCCCGCCCCAATCAGACTTACGAAACAGGAGTGTCAGCGTCAGAGGCTGCCGCGATGAAGCAGGTGGCAACGCCCCAATCCTTGAGCGAGCCGCCAGCAATCGGAGCTTTCGCAAGCTTGCCGACGCCATAGCTCATTTCGATGCCAACGCCCTTGACGAAGCCGTAATCGTCTTCCGCGCGACGGGTCGGAGCCGGGTTCTGCACCCACGGCATAGCGAGAGCGCCCTGGCCCATGAGGAACACGGGGCTGAGGCTTGCGCTGCTTGCACCTGCCGTAGCGAGCGACGGACCGAGGATCGTGTCGATCTCCGGGATTTCCGTCACGACGCAGCCTTCCAGGACGATATCGCCCGAACGGAAGATCGGGTTCTTCTCCCAGCTGGAGCCCTCACGAGGACGAGCCTCGCGATTGGCCTGCTTCACCTCATCCGTCTGGCAGAAGTCGCGGAAGGCATTCGAGCCGCAGGCCACGAGGAACCATTCGGCGTTCGGGTCTTCCTGCATCCAGGGCGTGATCGCCGGCTGCGAGCCCGTCGTCTTCTGCGCAATGCGCTTCAGGAGACGGAGCACGTTGGGCGAGAAGGTCTCGTTCGCAGCGACAGCGGCGAGCGAGCTGGCGTGGTTGCCGGTCACCGTGTTCGACAGAGTGTTGCCGAACAGCATGCGGTCCTCGTTGGCCGTCTGCCAGGTGTTTTTCTCACCGGACGAGGCAGCCGAGTAGAGGATGCCGTTGACGCGAGCGCCAGCGGTGCCACCGTGGCCGGACGGAGCCGACGTGTTGGGGATGGCGAGCAGAGCCTTGACGATCTCGTCGCGCTGCGTGCGCTGGCCCCACTGGGTCAAGGCCGGACGGGCCTCTGCCATGGGATCGAACGAGGACTTCTGGATCTGGTTCTTCTTGAAGGCAACCGCGTTGCGAGCCCAGTCGGTCCACATGCGGAAGCCATAGGAGTCCACTTCCTCCTCAGCCGCGACGAGAGTGCCGGAGCCAACACCAGCGCCCGATAGCGTATTGATGAGCGGGATGTTGACCTGATCGCCACCTTCCTTGTTCTCGTAGTAGAGCTGGATGATGGAGTTCTGCCCCTTGCCCATGTAGGGCGAGAAGCGGTTCTTGCGCAGGTAGTCGAAGAGTACCTGTTTGCGGAATTTGATTTCCGCGTTGTTGGTGTGAGTCGTCGAGACGCCGGCCATGGGCGTATGCCTTTCCTAATGCCGGGTTCCCGTCCTGGGATTACCGGGCGATGGAGTTGAAAAGCTCCGCCTCGCTCAGGTTCTCGAGACCCGAGGATTCCGCAGAGCCTGCGGTTCCAGGGACTGAGCGGAGCGATGGAGGGAGCTGGGTTACGGTGTTAGGACGGGGTGACGGCTGCCCGGTAGGTGCGGGCTGTCCGCTGGCTGTGGCTCTGGCGGCTTCGAGGAACTGTGCGAGGATTGCCGGGTCCTTTTTGGCTTCCTCGATGATCCGCTGGCGATATGCATTCACATCGCCGCCGATCTCCTTGATCGCCGTCTGCTCCTTGTGCCAGGCAACGAGTGCGGCTCCGGGGTTAGCGGAGTTGAAAACCCGCGCGCCAACCACCCGGTCTCCCGAGTTGATGGCTTGCTCGAATGCCTGATACGCATCAGGGAACACATCCGGGTTGAGTTGGTGCGTCATCGCGAAATTGCTTTCGAGACGAACGTTCCTTAGCTCACGCTGGAATGCTGCCTGCTGCTGGGCGAACCTTTCCTCAACAGTCCCAAGCAATCGCTCGGGGCCATTGTCATCGAACAGGTTGATAGGATCGGGCTGCTTCGGCGGGTTCTGCAATTGCTGCATCTGCCGCTGCATGGCTGCGAGGTGCTGCTGAAGCTGCTGGGCTGCCGCCGTCGCCTGACGTGCCTCTTGTTCGGCTCGTTCGGCTCTTGCACTTTCAGCTCTGCGAGCTTCAGTCTCCTCTCTAAGCCTCCACGATGGGATACCGCCGCGATCGTCATCCCTCGCGGGATTTTGCGGCTGTGCTGCCGGATCTTGGGCTGCGGCTTCGACAGGTGCCTCCACCTGTGTCTGCGGCTCGGCCGCTACCGGCTGTTCCTGCGCTTCGGATTTGGGCTTGAACCGCCCGAACTCGTCGCGCTCCCGTGTGGCTGTCGGTTCTGGCGTTTCCACCAATTCCGC